ACCAATCCGGTGCCATCAACAACCCAGTGCCGGTTGTACGACGGGGCTTTGACGGCGTTGACCATCATCTCCACGAAGTCCGGGTCACTGGCCAGGGGAAGCACCCAGTCGGTACCATCCTGCTTGCCGCGAGAACCTGCCAGCAAAGTCAGGCAACGCTGCCAGCGGAACGCCGGAATCGCGCGCTTGAGTTGTGCCAGAGCGTTGAGGCGCATGCTGTGGGGCGTGCGCTGCGCAGTCATCTTTCCGCCAGCCGACACCGGCAGGGTTGCCATGTCAAGCGTCACGTCCTTGGACGAATACTTGAGCGCAGCACCCATGCCTTCGGCATTGCGGTCGCCCATGACGGGGCGCAGTTTGACAACGTGGGCGCAATCGACTTGCACCACATCGCCTGGGCCTTTGCTCAACTCATCAACACGCACGATGGGCATTTCCGTGGTGGTCTGCTGTTTCAGCTTGCGCATCGCAGCGTCATGAGTGGGCATGGGGCCGGTCAAGGCCGCCAAGGGCGTCGGCTGGCGTACAGCCATTGCAGAAAGTGCAGTAGAAAACTGCTTGTTTGCCAGCGCACTACCGCGTGGCACAGAGGTTGTAGACATTGAAGTCTCCTAAATTGGCCTCATTCAGCCAACCGGCAGGGATGCCATGATCTGTTCATCCGACATGCCAGAGTAGTTGACCGTTTGAGTATTGGCAGGTGCTCCGCCTCGGAAATCGCTGATGCCCTTGGGTCCTTGAACTGGGGCAGCCGCAATCACGTCGGCAGGGTTGTTTCTTGGTGCAGCATTTGCTGCTGGTGTAGCGAATGAAGGGCTCAGTGCAGCCTTTGAACGGCGGGCGGCTTCGGCAAAACGGTCGGTGATCGACCGATCACGCCAGTCCGGGTCAACAGACAGGGCTTTGTCGTACTCCACTGCGCGAAAGAATTTGTCTTGCTGCGCTGGGTCGTACTGCCAGGCCACCAGATCGGGAACACCATCAATCACCTCCTGAAGCTCCGGGTCGTAGCTTGGAGGCTCGAACTCAGGCCGTGCCTCCTGCGTCTTGGATCCTTGCAAGGCGGCTTCGATCTCACGCTGTTTGCGCACAATCTTGGCCTGCAGCGGAAAATCGGCTTCAAGCTCTTCCAGTTCTGCGTCGGTGATGTTCACGTCAACAGGGGTCTTTCCTTGCTTGAGGGCTTCGTTCTCACTGCGAAGATGGTCCAGTTCATCGCGCAGTCGCTTTTCAGCGCGGCGTGATGCGCGCAAAGCGGCACGGGGATCGCCCTGGGGCGGTGCGGGCTCTGCAACGGCTGGCGTCTCTTCGGTCTTGACAGCCTTGGGGGCTGCGGGTGTTTCTGCTGCTGGATCGGCTGGTGTTTCCGGGGTTGCTGGCTGGTCATTGACCTCCACAGCATCCACCTCTTCCACCAGATTACTCAGGATGGCTTGTTCGTCCTTGTCGAACGCGGCTTGGTTGTTGCTCACTGATAACTCCTTCATTTCCGTTTGCGGCCGGATGCCGAGGCTTTTCAGCCGCCGTCGTTGATCACGTCCAGCGCGTTGACGAATCACGCTGGACGGCTGCCACTGTTGGTACACGCCGCGCTGCGTGGCTCACATCGCGGCGGCTAAAAATGCAAAAAGCCAGCACCAGGCTGGCTTCTGTGCGGGTTTTGGTTGGCGATCTAAGCCATCGCCTCATTCAAGGCGTCTTCAATCATCTGGTCTTCCGACTGCTGGGCCATCTGCCGGATGCGGGCCTCATTTAGTTCAACCTCGCTCAAGGTCTTGGCCGCCAGTGCCCGATCAGCGTCATCTGACACACCCGACTTAATGCGCTGCTCAATCAATGCGGCTGCGGCATTGGACTGGCGTGCGCTGGCCCGGCTGCGTTCGGCGCTGGCTACCTTCTCGTCGGTAATAGCTTGGGCGGATGCGGCCTCTTGCTGCATCTTCTGCTGCAGTTGCTGTTCTTGCATTTGCTCTGCTTTCTCTTGCCCTGCCTTGTCGCCCGGAATGGGCAGGCCACTGGCCTTGCGCAAATCGTCGGCCACCTGTTGCCGGTTGGGCAAGCTGGTGGACTCCAGAAACGCGGGTGCCAGAATAGCCACCGCCTGCGGGTTGTTGCCAAGGGCTTGAATAATCGTAGCCACCTGTTGCTGTGTCTGCTGGCGATAAGCTGGGGTATTGGGTGTTTCTCCCAATGCGGTCTTGATGTCGGCATCCTTCACCTGATTTATCGGCATACCCTGTGGGTCCCAGTCATTCAAAACTACCACCCGGCGCGTCTTTCCTATGCCGATTGGGACCTGCATGCGCTCTTCCTTGTGGTCCTGGATGATCTCGTCCACCAGTTGTTCAAACACACTTCTCCGACCAAACATATAGTTGTCGTTCATCTCGCCCATACTTTGCTCACCCTGCTGGATCAACAGGCTGTTGGCCACCCCGGATTGAACTGTGGCACTGCCCATCTGGCTTGCGTAACGTCCTGCCGTGTCCTGAATCAACTGCTTGCTGTCAGCCATCACGTCAAACTGCTCTCGTTGCATGCTCAGCTCGTTTTTGACTGACACCGCAGTGCCCTTGTTCTGGCGGTTCGGGTTGGTGATCACAACCAAGTCCGGGCGCATGATGCCGTCTGCAATGTCGGCAATCGAGTTGTAATTGGTGTCCAGTGCATCGCTGTCAAGCTGCACCTGGCGACTTTTGAGCATCCACTGAATGCGTAGGCGGCGCTCGTTGTACTCATCCTGCGGGGCAATCATCCCGGCGATCAGTCCGTATGGGCTCTTGTCCTCATCATCCCGGAATGCAAACATCGGGATGTACGGGAAATTTTTCTTCTTGGTGCCCTCGTCAAGCAAGCGATGGGGGCCAGCGTACAGCGCGCGGCGAATCTGCGACGTGATGCCCTTGGACACCTTAACCAGCCCACGGGCCACGGCTTCCACATGTCTGGGGTCCTGGTCGTCGTACTGCACAATCTTGCCGGGAGCCATGTGCAGAACAACAACGGTTGCCGGTACCCTGTACCAAACCTCATACAGTTTGATCATCTTGCGAGCAGAATCAACCCAATCCTGCTTCGATACCGTCACATTGAAGCGGCGCTCATTCTCGAATGCACCCTGCATCGTCACCTGATCGGGCTCATTCAACAGGTTTCCACCCGTGTCCAGCCAGTTTTCCCAGCCATTCACGCTGCGGTAAAGCACATCCTTGTGTTCTGGCATGGCGGCTTCGAGCTCGTCGAGGTCAATGAAGCGCTTGCGCACCAGCCAGCGGCAGCCGTCCAGCAAGGTATTGCCACGCTGGCCGCGCCAATCCCACCAAATCTCGTCAAGCGGCACCGACTCCACGCGATATGGGTAGGCCAACGGGTCGCTGTTGCGGCTCACGCCGACCCAGCCCAGGCCCTTCTTGACCATTGAGGCGTAGCAATCCGACACCGCCATGTGCGCGCGCGTCTCGCGCTCAGCCTCTTTGAGCTTGATGCTCACCACTTCGGCCACATCGGCGTATTCGTCAGCGTCAGACTCCACCTTCACGTCGGTGCGGCTCTTGGCTTCCTGGCCAAGCACAGAGTTGATTACCGGGCGAATCAGGTTGATGGAGCGCTCTTCCAACTCTTCCTGGCGAATGTTGTACTTCTGCAACTCGGTCAGTTGCTTGCCGTCATAGTAGGCACCGCAGATCGCGGCACGGGTGCGCCAATTGGGTTGCTCTGCACAGTCGCGCAACATCCGCTCCAAGGCGTAGAGGCTGAACTTACCGGCGCCCGCGAAGTCGCGTGAAGCGTCTCCTTGCCTGTCATCGTATTGTGGGTAAGTTTTAATCATTGAAGACCTCGTTTTCGCCTGAACGCTGCAGCGTCATCACCCAATCCAGCAGGCGGAATGGAATCGTCAAAAGTCATCGCCACAGCATCCCCCTTATCGGGAGACCGGCCCAGCAGCTCACGGATCTCGTCTTTGTCACGAATCTGGATGCCGGCATTCACGCCCATGGTCACCACCTTGTAGCGCGCAGCGCATAAATCAGCGGCCAGCTCTTCATCAGGCGGCAACGCTATGGGGTCTGCTTGTGTGGGGTCCAACGCTTCACGCAAACGCCAATAGCTTTCAGCCCGCTTGTTTCTAAACCTCAAGCTCCCCGTCTGGTCCATGCTGCCACTGGCCTCCGAGCCTACAAACGCATGCACACGCATGCGCAGGCCGCGAATGAAATCAAGTGCCGATGCGCCTATACCGATGGAGTCCACCACCACGGGCGCACCATTGCGCACCAGGGGCGCCACAAACCCTGCTGCCTTTGGGCCGTCGTTGGTCATCACGCCCGGGCAGGTCACCAGCTTGTCAAACCAGCGGCTATGCCGCGGCGCGGCCGTTGTCTTGTCAATGCCACCGCGCGCCACGTCCAGGCCTATCGAGGTCATCGGGCCTTTGGTTTCCAGCGGCTTCCATCGCGCCATGGCCGCCTTCACCCACTCAGTCGGGATCACCTGCCACACCGGATCAGCACTGCCGGCCATGAAATCACCGCGCAGCATCTGCGAGCGCAGCGGCTCGGGCAGCGACTGCAGGGTGGCCTTGTAACCCGTGCTGCTCAAAAAGATGTTGTCATCCACGTTTGACGGGATAAAGGTACGACTCTTTGGCTGCACCCAATCCTTGCCCACCAGTACCTTGTCGGGGCCGGGCACCTCCATGTCCTCACCCTTCTCATCGCTCACGTACCAGCGCAACTCACCAGGCTTGGCCGGGTTTGTGTGATTGGGCTCAAGCCACGGCGCCCAAAACTTTTTCACCCATTGGCCTTCGCTCGACGTTGGCGGGTTACCGGCGCACACCACACGCTGGCGAACGCTTGGGTTGTCTGAGCGCAGCCAGCCGATAAGGGTTCTGAACTGCGTCTCCAAAAAGTGGGTGATCTCGTCGAAGGCCTTCAGATCATGGGCACGGCCTTGGAATTTCATCCAGTCTTCTGGCTGCTTCACGCTGCCCAACTCCATCACCCGGTTACCTGGTAGGCGCCACACGCCGGTCGTGCTGTTGTAGCCGTTGCGTGTGCCCGTGATCTTGGCCATGCGCTCTTCGATGCCGATCAACTGCACCGACTCACGCCTGAAAATGATCGAATGCTCTTGGCTGGTCAGGCAAAGCCCCAGCAGCAGGTCCGTCTTGCCACCACCCGCCGCGCCGCCGTAAAAAAGAATGTCGGCCTGCGACTCGTAGGCCATGCGTTGCGGACCCTCTTGCGGCACCCAAAGCGGCAGGCCAGCGGTCAACAACTCATCGAGCTCGGCCTTTTCCTCAGCCGTCAACTTGCCGATGTCGGCCATCAGGTCGGCTGCAGTCATCGTCCCTGCGCTTTGGCCATCAAGGCCGACAGCCGCACAGCGCGCTCCGTGTCAGACAGCGCCATTGACTTGGCCAGCCCAGCCAAAGGCTGCTCGTTGTCCTTCTTGAACATGCCCAAAATCTTGGCGGCGCGCTCAAGGGCTGAATTCTTGTCGGCGATCTTGTACTTCTTGACCTGGCCAATCAGGATGCGATCCTTGCCGGTCCCGCTGTATTCTTCCAGCACGTCCAATCCCACAATGCAGGCAGCCGTGTCAGAGTCCAGTTCATTGATTGCCAGTGGTCGCCCATCAGCTGCAAACATCTTGCGCGGGTCAAAGAACGCCAGGCGGGCCGTTTCGCGCATCACTCGCTCTTCAGTCAACTCCATCGCCTCAAGCCTTTCATCCTGCCTGGCAGCGATCACCGACTGCTTTTGGGATAAAAGGGAAGCTATTTGAGGTTTTTTGAGGTTTTCAGCCCCAATCTTGTATGCCGTCTTTGGGCTGTAACCCGCAGCCAGCGCGGCTTGCGTGGCATTTCCGGAAATAAGGTATTCCGCCACAAACGCAGCTTGTTTTGGCAATAGGCCATCAACTCGCGCACCCCGGCTCTCGACATGGGAAGCAGCAGCTGATGCACGCGCCACACCTTTGGCGGGCGTTCGCGCCTTGCGCTGCTTCGCTTGGGATAATTTTGTGGCAATGGCCATGTGATGTTTACCGTGTGTTGAGCTACCCATGCGGACTTACCCTTGCGGGCTGGGCGGCTGCCGGTGTCGCCTCCCCTGATTGCACGCCTGGCGCATGCGTGAGATAAACCCAGCCAATTCCATCTGGCCGGCACGATCAGGTTTCGTGTGAATTCTTGGTGCACAAAGAGGCCGGTCAAGCGGTGGCGTCCCGGGAGAGGGAGCTATGCCACCGCCCTTCCGGGGCTGACCTATTACCGTGGGCACAGCTACGGCCGTCCATGACCTTCCAGACACTGCGCTTGGGAATGCAGTCGGTTAGACAGACAAGGGACGGATTTACTTGATGGCGTACCGGGAACGACTTGAACGTTCAGCCTTCGGTTTTGGAGACCGACGCTCTGCCAGTTGAGCTACCGACACCAATTGAATTCACCTCCGCGAGTACGGCGCCTGCATTTAGCGTTTGCGTGTGAGGCTGTCTCGGGAGGCTGAAACCTTTCCTTTGCGCTGGGCCCAGTTTGCGATTCAGTGCAAATCGGGGCTCAATGCAAAGAAGCCCGGCGGTCCGGGCTCCAAGGTGCTTATTCAATCAACAGGACGGGCACATTCGCCAGGAGCTGGTCACCACCGGGCGTTCACGCTTGGCCAGGCGCTGAACAAAGGCCTTGGCCTGCACGCGCCGCACATCTGGCTTGGCAACGCCGGAGGCCTCATTCGCAGACAGCCTGCAGGCTTCGAGCACAAAGCTCTTGGCCATCCGGCAAACCGCGACAAGAGGGTCCACCACGGCGTGATAACACGCTGCAGCGAGTGATGCGCAGGCCAGTAGCGCAATGGCCAGAAAACTACGTTTCATAGAGTCCTTTTGGGTTGGATGCCGTGACTGGCGGCGGAAAGCCCTTGTCATAACGGGAAACTGTGCCGGTTACGCTTCGCGGGGTAACGCTACTCTCCGGCGCCCTTACGGCCGATTGCCGCGCATTGCTTTCACTGCGGCTTGAATTTTTATGTGGTTTGTAAGGCTTGACTGATTGCCAAAGGGTCGCCACTTCCACGCTTGTCACTCGATACGATGTGCGGCAGGACAAAGCTGCGTATTCGTCCGCACAAAGCAAAAAACCCGCGAGACTTGCATCTGGCGGGCTGTTTTTAAAGGCGACTGACCCCTAAAGGTCGGAATCGCTCTGTTGCTTGTGGCCCCGACTCAGGGCCTTTGTACGATGGCGGGAATTATGCATGGATTGAACAACGTGTCAACTGGTATTTCTTGGCTTGTCCCTAAGTCTAGTTATCTGGCAGCTTGCGCCAAAGAATCGGGCGCGACGGCCACAGGTCTCCAGCGTCGTGCATCCACCACCCTCCTGCCGGCCACTCGCCCATGTAGTGGCAGCGACCAGGAACAATACAGCCAGCTTCCAGCGCTTCAAA